TACACGATGTAGATGCGAGCCCCCACGCCCGACCTTTGCGTTTCGCTCCAGTGCTGGTCAGCGCGTTTTCTGATGTCGCACTTGTCTCGAAGTTAGCGCAGTTTCTGACCCTGCTGCGGGACCAGTGCGGGACCGGCGCGTGTACAGTCAGCGCTACAACAGCAAAGAGAGACCCCGGCGACTGCGCTAACAGTCCCGGGGCATGGTCCGACTATGTAGGAGTCGAACAGTGTCAGAGCATACCCATATCCAGGGTGGGATTCAGCGGGGCCCACGCCTCACCGCGAACTTCACCACCCTGTCGAACGAAGTCATCAATGACGACCGCTTGAGCTTCCGCGCTCGCGGTGTCCTGATGCACCTGCTGTCCAAGCCTGCCGACTGGCGTGCCCGCTCGATTGCGATCGCCGCGCAGTCCCCGCGTGAGGGCCGCGACGCAATCCGCACTGCGATGCGCGAGCTCGAGGAGCTTGGCTACCTCGTCCGTGAGCGCGTCCAATACCCCGACGGCACGTTCGCGATCGTTCACACCATCAACGCGGTGCCCGCAGAGCAGCATGCCCAGCCGGGGCCTGGAAATCCGGAAGACGATTCGTCCGGCGCCGATGAATCCGGCTCTACACAAAGGATTGATCTACCAAGGATTGAAACCAAACCCACCTCACCCAAGGCTGCAACGCCGACGCAGCGCGTCCCGAAGCGAGTGGGTGTGTTGGTGTCTGCTCACGCAGAAGGGCGATTCGACACCCTCGCTGCCGCATGCCGTGACAAGGGCCTGGCCGCCCGCTGGGACGTGCTGAAGCCCGAGCAGGCTGACGTCATCGCAGGCCTACTCGAGACGCACGGCGTGGACGCACTCGCCAAGGCTGCTGTCGACGCGCACCGTCCGTCGAGCCCCACGAAGTTCGCGCAGGGCTACATCGGCACCTGGTCCGCGATCCCGGCGCCCCGGCGCGCTAGCTCTATCGATCGCCGGTCGAACACCTGCTCGTGCGGCGACTGCGATGGGTACGGCTTCCTCCCAGAGGAAGTGAACGATCGCGTCGTCCGCTGTGCCGCATGGGCAACACGGACGGCGGTGGCGGCATGAGCATCGACGACAAGCTCGAGCAGCTCCTCGCCACCTCCCGCGCACGGCTGAGCGCCGAGCTCCACGACCCGCAGCGCGAGAGCGCCGCCCACGCCTACGCCCGCAGCCTGTGGGGCCTCGAGGACGACATCCGCGACCTGATGAACCAGATCCGCATAGGAGCCCCGCTGTGAACCGCATCCGCCTCGACGTCGTCGGCACCTACGTGATCGCCGCGCTGGCCTTCGCGCTCTCGTACTCGAATCTGGTCGACCTCGCCGTGCGCGCCGGCTACTCGCCCGCGATGGCGTGGGCGTGGCCGCTCGCTGTCGACGGCCTGGCTGTCGTCGCAACCTCTGCCGTGATGCGACTCCGTGAGGATCGCACCTACGCGTGGATCCTCCTTGGCGCGTCCACCACGGTGTCCGTTGCCGCAGGAGCCGCGGCGCACCTCCTGCCGGAGGGCCCGCTTCCCGGCTGGGCTGGCGCGGCTGTCGCAGTGATCCCGCCGCTGTGCCTGCTCGTCGCGCCGCACCTCGCGGTACAACTGCGACGCGACACGGCTGGCGGCGACGTGGCGCAGGGCGGGGGCGTCGCGGTCGAGCTCGCAGTCGCACAGCCTGCGACTCCCGAGCCCGAACTGACATGCGGCACCGTGCCCGACCAGGCGCGACGCACCGCGACGCAGGCCGACGCACTGTGCGACGCGACATCGTCGGATCCCAGCGACGCGCCGGAATCCCTGGAGGAGAAGCGACGCAGGGCTCTGCACCTGCTCGCGACGACCGACATGAAACAGCGCGCCGTCGCACGCGAGGTCGGCATCTCCGAGGCGAGCGTGCGACGCCTGATCCAGAAGCACGGCGCGGCACCGACGCTCGTCGCGGTTGGTGGATAGCTGCAATGTCCCATAGTCAGCTACCGACCGGTCTGGTTAGATCCTGGGCATGAAACGGACAATCGCTGCAATCGCCATCGCCGCGTCTGCGCTCGCGCTCGGGGCATGCTCGAGCTCGGACGACGGCGGTGCCGAATCGACGTCGACGACAGCGTCGGCCGCGCCGGCGACGTCAAGCGCGACGCCCACCGCAGCGGCCGCACCGGCGGCCGCTGCCGTACGCGAGGCGGACCCGCGCTGCGTCGCTGCCGAGGAGCAGTACACGCTCGCCGTCGCGAACGGCCTGAACGACAAGTCGCTGACCCTCGAAAACGCTCAGGTGATTGTCGACGGCGACCTCGTGTTCTACGGGGCCTCCACCGTGCGCCCGGACGGCAAGTTCGAGAACCGCTCGGACGTGTGGGTCCTCAAGGGACTAATGCCGACGTCGTCCACTGGCGGGGCCAGCAGTACGACGGAGTGGCCGAAGACGAGCAGCCTCCTCAAGATCACCCCGGCCGACGAGCGTGTGCAGGCGGTTGACGCGTGCGTGGTGGCTCAGACCCGCAGCTAGTCGCCAGATGGTAGAACGCCCCGCCTCGTGCGGGGCGTTCGTCGTTTCGGGCGCGGCTCGAACTTTACACTTCCTAAGTGTTGACACCTTGATTCAAGACAGTGTATAGTCATAGGTACAACATAAGAGAGGAGGTGAGCGGATGAGCGAAGGCCGACTGGCTTTGATCATTGCGATACTGACACTGATCACGAACATCGTGATGGTGATTCAGAATCACAAGGCGAAGCCCAGGACGCGAGGCAGACACCGGAAACGGTAGCCCCGCCAAGGGGACCGGGGTGAAGAAAGCACCCCGGTCCCCGGCCAGGCTCTCACACTCACCTCGCAAAGAGGAAGGACGAGACCATGTTGGACGCAATGCGACGCAACTACGACATCGTCGGCACCGCCGCGACCGGGGCCGTGCTGTGGGTGCTGAACGCGCCCTGGCCGCTCTGGGCCGTATGGGGCGGCATCATCGCCTACATCGTGCAGGACCGGATCAGGGCGGCCCGCCATGCCTAAGGGGCCGGCGGTCTACCTGAACCGCACCCAGTTCGCCGAGAGAATCAACGTCGAGCCGGGCGCACTCAGCCGCTACAAGCTGCCCGAGCCCGACGCGATCACCGGCCCGGTCAACGAGGATGGGAGCCTCCCGCGCGGCACCACGCGCGGCTGGCTGCCCGCCACGATCGACGACTGGAACGCCAACCGCCCCGGCCGTGGTGCGCGAACCGACCTCCGGGATTAGAGGCGGTGGTAGCACCCCCGGGGGACGACGAAAAGCCCCCAACCGTCCGGGATCTCCGGATGGTTGGGGGCTTCGTCATGCGGACACGACTTCGATGTAGGTGGTGTTCGCCTCTGCTGCACCATTCGTGGCCGCGAACAGGGACTGTAGGTCCATGCCGATCACGTCCCCGGCAACAACGGAGACTCCAGCCGCCGAGATGGACACCGTTTTGCTCGATGTGAATACCTGGGAGCTGCCGACCATCACGCCGTTCAGGGTCAGGCGCAGGGACCACGTATTACTCGCCGTGCTGACGCGGGTGAAGGTCCCGTTGACGGTCACCACGTCGTCGCTCGGCACGACAAGGCCGTTCGTAGTGGTCCCGTTGTCGTAGCCGGGCGAGGTCGCCCAGTTCGTGATGGGGTTCCAGGCTGTGTTCGGCGGGTTGGTCGACACCGTGCGGTGTACGCGCCACGGAGGTGGTGATCCGAATGCCCGCACTATCTGGATCACAGGTAGCGCCCCTTCACCGCGGCGCACAGGATCTTTCCTGGTGTGGTGCCGACAGACTCGACTTGCACCACCAGCCGGTCACCGACTTCCAGCGTGTTGTTGACTTCGGCGGGCGTAGTGCGAGCAGCTCCCGTGTCGTTGCCATCCGATTGGTTCACCGAGGAGATCGTCACGCTGGTCCCCTGGATAGTCGACGTGGAACCGAACTTCCTCTTAGCCAGTTTCACGGTTGTCGACCCACTGGCATCCGCCGTTCCGAACTGATACTCAACCGAGTCCACAATCATCCGGCGCTGTATCGGCACGCCGACGCTAATGTCGCCGTTTCCGGTTTTGCGGGTGCCGGAGCTGTGCACGATGACCATATCGCACGGGATGCCGGCGAGCTTCGAGAACGGGATAGCAGCATCGGCTGCGATATCCGATCCAGGGATACCCGTAGCGGGCTTCTGGTAGGCGCTGGCCGCCTTGGTTAGATCATCCTTCACGTCCTGGGCGAGCATCCCTCGGGACCAGCCGCCGCTGTACTCATACGAACCGTACATCTGGGCCGCGAAGCTGACGCCTGCTTGCACCGACTTCGATCCGGGCGCTGGTTCCACGGTAGATAGTTCATCGAAATCGACAGCGCCGGCGGCGAGGTCGGAGCCCGGAATTCCGCTGGCAGGCTTCCGGTATGTGGCCGCGTCGAGGTCGGCGATGCCCTGATCCATGCGGTCGAGGTTGGCGGCGGATAGCGGCGTTCCTCCCGCCTCGCTGTTCTTCCAGTTGACCTTGCTGTACGGCGGCATCTATTCCCCCTCTGGATACAGGATGGTTGCCGGGAACAATCCCGGGCTCGGGTACTTGACTGGGGTCGTGACGATGGCAGACGCGTTGGCATTCATGGAGGCTGAGGCAGCCGCGAATCCTTCGATCACAACACCAGCTGATGCGTCCATGCTCGTGACCACAGTCGCGACTCCGACGATCACGGTCTCGCCGATAATCCCGGCCCCGCCGTCCATCACGACTACCGCCGTAGTGGCGATGACAGGCGACACCGCCGCAGACGTCACGCTGTTCATGCTGATCTCGGCGTCGATGCCACGATGCGCTTGGGCCTGCGAGTCCATCGTCGCGGTCGCAGCGACCAGGGCGCACGGTAGAGCCGTGGCAGCAGCAATGCCGTCCATGCTCGCGGCGGCACTACGGACCGGCACGACTGTCAACGCGGCCGACGCGAGTCCGTCCATCGACGAAGCAGCGTCACGCACCGGGATCGGCGTTGGCGGGAACCGTACCGCTACGCTCTGGGCTGACGGCAGCGCAATGACGGCGCCGTCCAGGGTCGGCAGCGCGGCGATTCCCCGGTCTGGGACCGGGAACTCCACGGCCGCCATCATCACGTCCAGGCGACGTAGTTCGCGTTGAACGACGGCGTCACCTTGATCTGCCCCGCCGGGGTGATCGTTGCGTCAACGGTGTCGATGATGTCGAGCAGCGTGGTTCCGTTCCATCGGCACATGTGCGTGGCCGTGCCCTGGAAGTTGAACGTCATCTGCGATCCGGTCACGGTCCCGCCTGCGGGGGATCCGAAGGTGGTCGTCTGACGCGCGTATCCGTTTCCAGATGCTTCGTTTGCGGTCCCAGCCGCGCCAGGGTTACCGGTGTGGAGCGAGTACGAATTGCCCAGCGATGCCCAGTGGTTCGCGAGCGCGTTCGCGGTCGCGACGACAGTATTCGCCATGTGTGTCTCCTCAGAAGTTCTGTGTCAGATAGTTGGTGCGGAGAGCGCGGCCGCCCATCCACACGTAGTCATCGGTGCTCGAGGTGGCGGCGTTCGGGTAGCAGACCATGATCTCGAAGGCGGTCCCGTCCGGGATGATCGCCGCGGTGCAGGCGGTGGATTCGATGCGCCACTTCACAGTGGCGCCGTCCACGGTGCCGGGCCAGGTGACGCCGTTCGCCCACTTGATCTCGATAATCGTGCCCGGCTGGATTGGGCCCGCCTCGTTCGTGCGCTCGAAGATCCAGTCACCGTTGGTGAGTTCGATCGTCTCGTCGATCGGTGTCCATCCGAGTGTCACAGTGCCGCCCCATCGGGAATGACACCCGTCCCAGTGCCCACTGTGGGCGGGGAATAGTTGGTCGTGTCAACGGACATACGGGTCACCGACAAGGACGACCAAAGGGTGCCGCCGATCATTTTCCAGGCCGTCGAGGTTCTGTAGCTAGCGGACACGACGACCTTGTATCCGGCATCCTCTTGCTTGACCGAGTTATCCGGGAAGCGTTCCTGCACCTCGAATTCAGGGATCAGGACTGGCTTGAAAACTGGCGGCGTGGAGTAGTATCCGGCGTTCGACGACCCTGGGAATCGCGTCTGAGAATAGACGCCCACCTGGGACACGGTCCACGGCCCAGTGGGAGTGTTGCGGTATCGGACCATCCGAAAGATCTCGACGTTCACCTCGAAATACTGGAATGCCGTATCGGCAGACTGTGCTGTCACCTGCGCGTTGATGTGCCACACACCCGGCGCTTGCAGCATGATGCCCGGCGAATTCGCATACCCCAGCCCTGACCATGAAGTTCCCTCGACACCATGCTTCTCGGCATTCTTGTTCGCCGTCACGTACGTGTCGAACTGGCACGGAATCCACTTGTTGACGTTGCCGCTGATGTTCCAGTTTTTCGACATCGTGAGGTTGCAGAAGCCAGCGTTGTCATCGAGGGCTTCGACCTTGCCAATAAGCGCCCGCTGGCCGTCGCTGATTTCCGCGAGGGGGCCTTCCGAAAACTTGTCAGGGTGAGAGGGATTGAGAAAGGACGGGCCTTTGCCGAGGACTGCAGCACCGAGGTTCTTGAAAAAGTTCACGACTCCGCCGACGATGTCTGTGATGACGTCGAAGATGACGCCGCCCACCGCGATCAGGCCGTCGCCGATCCCCTTCGCTACGTCGGCCAGGAACTTCCCGAGCTTGTTCATGAGATCCAGTGCGAAGTCCTTGATCCCGGAGGTCGACCCAGTGAGCCGACCGCGCATTTCAGTCTCCCACTCGGCCTGGGTCTTCTGCGACCATGCGGCGATGCCGCCGAGGCCGTCGAGCATTCCGTCTGGGGTTTCGGGATTGGGTGAAGTCACGAGTTACACCTCGTCTCGCAGGTCGTCGGGGATTGCCGGCAATGCGCCGCTGCGGCCGTCGCGGTCCCATCGATGGACGTCGCGGATGTACCAGATCGACAGCCGGAACTTGCTGCTCAGGTCGGCGAACTTGTCGCGCAGGTCGCGGATTTGCTTGCCCTGCCACGCGGTCACCGCGCCGATGATCGCGAGCAGGACAGGCGTCAGTGCGGTGATCACTTCAGTGACCACCGTCAGCCCTCGCGGTTCTTGACGTACCGCTCGAGCTCGTCGACCTGCCGCTCAGTCACACCATTCGGGGTGAACTTGATACCGACGACGGTGCCGAAACTGACGAGTACCAGCACGCCGGTCGTGATGTTCGCGGGAACGTCGACGCCAGCGGACACGACCGCCCATAGAAGTGCCACAACCAGGCCGACAGCCGCGGTCGCGGTGTTCGCGTAGCGCTTGATGATGGGCTGATCGGCCAGCTTCGCGCGAAGGATATCGGTGATCAGGTTGGGGTTCATCACATCACGTCCTTGAATCCGGGGATGCCGAGCTTCTGGCCGATGACCGCGAGCGCGTCGACGACGGTGCGGTTGCCGAGCTGCGGCCAACCGGGGTACTTGCCGAGTTCCGCGCTGCCGGTGAGCTGGTTTCGGATTTCCTGCTCGATGTTCATGCCGCCTCCTGGCGTGGGTGCGGGTCCGTAGATCCCGAGGTGGTTGTTGTTCAACTTCGCCGCGAACGCCGCAACCCGCGGGTCGCCCTCGCGCCAGCCGATCTGGTAGTGCATCTCGTCGGCCCGCGACCAGTCCGCACCCCAGAAAATCGATCCCTCGAACAGTGCGAGGCCGCGGCGAATCCTCGCGATGCGATCCGCCGGCATCACGCGCTGACCCCATGGGTACTTCGGGGCGTTGAGGTCGACGGCGGTGCCGCTGAGGTGGTTCGAGTTCGGCACATCGTTCGTGGCAGACCAGCCCCACACGGGCGAGCTCAGTGGCTCGACGTTGCGGTGGTACCAGATCAGCCACGCGTTGAGGATCGTCGCGGCGTCGCCGCCTCGGATCGGCGCGGTGTTCGTGTAGGGCAATGCGTTCGCGACCACGCACATGTCGCGGTCGACCATCCGCCAGCCATTCTCGGAGTATTCGTTTCCGTAGGGCCTTCGGAATCCCATTAGTCCTCCTGATTCTGGTGCGCCGACTCTTCGGCCTTGATCTCATCGAGGGCGTCGTCGAGCTCCTTCCGCAGATGCGGCGGCAGCGCGCGGACGAGGTCCTTCGCCTCCGACACAGGCGGGTCCGGCTCGTCGATGGGAACCCACGTGCCGGCGCCGGTGAGCCACGCCTCTTCCGACTGGGGCAGCCGCAGCTTCAACGTCGGATCGGCGCCGAGCCGAGCACCCAACTCGTACATGCGCTTCGAGACGAGCCGGTAGTACTCGAACGGAAGGATCGCGAGCGCGCCCTTCAGCTCCGGCAGCGACACGAACATCCAGAGGAACATCTCCTCCGGATCGTCGAGATCGCAGTTCTCCCGCGTCGGGATCTCTTCACGCTTCACGACATCACCCCCAGTTCCTTCAGATCGGATTTGCCCTTGTCGATGGCCGACATCAGGCGGACCAGCGGATCCTGCTGCAGCGCTTCGCCGCCCAGGACGATCTCGTAGTCGGGATCGCGGTCGACGCCCCACCCGAAGATGGTTTTCGACACCCGCTCGACGTGGATCCTCTGCGTGATGTCGCCGGGGATGCGGGTCGCGATCCGGTCGCCCTTCCCGAAGTGGCCGATGCCAGGCGCGCCGATCACGTACGGCGCGGCGTTGGCGATTTCCATCGACCCGGAGAACACGGTGCGCGTCTCGTACGCGCCGGCGCGCAGCACGGCCAGCGAATCGAGCGTGTACGCCTTTCCGCCGGACGCGATGAAGAACTCGAAGTACCGGAAGTCGCCCGAGACCTGCGCCCGCTTGAGCAGTTTCACCGCGATCCATGCGAGGACTGTGTCCTCGTAGAACGGTTTGAGGATCGCGTCGATCGAGCCGCCGACCGAACCGACCTGCAGCAGGTTGCCGACGACGTCGAACACGCCCTGCACGAGCGCGCTCATTGTCTCGTTCACGCCGGGCATCGAGTGTCCGCCGGTGACGAGCTGCACCGCGCGCGCTGGCCGCTGCTTGAAGCTCGAGCGGATCAGGCCCGGGCTGTCGGGTGGGTAGTAGACGTACGGCACTCTCGGGTCGGTGCGGCGGTCGCCGGGCACGCGGTAGTCACCGACGACCGGCATGTCAGTGATCTGCTCCTCGATGTTCTCGACGAAGTCGTCGGTGTACGAGCGGATCGTCCGCACGAGCCCGTCGAACAGCGTGCCGCCGTTCGAGGTGCCGGCCTCGACGCCGGACTTGTCTTCGACCCACACCACGAGCGCGCCGTGACGCAGCTTCGCCCCGGGCCAGGGCAGCGGGTCGCCTTCGAACCACCGGCGCCACTGCAGCGATAGCTCGCCGTCCGCGAGCATCGCCTGCGCGGCCTCATGCCAGTATTTGAATCGGGACGTGAGGACGCCCCACGGGACGCCCTTCGCCATCCACTCCATGAAGCTGGACGGCTTCACGACGACGGTCCAGTTCGCCATGTCGAAGCCCTCCCACCAGGAGGACACCTTGAGAGGGTCGTCCGGGAGGGTGAAGATCGGCATGTTCTCGCGGCACAGGTTGATGTGCAGTGCCGTGAGCACGACCCATGGCGACGGTCCGGCGAGCCCGAACACCTTGATCGGCTGGAAGCCCGCCGGCATCACCGGCGTGGACCACAGCAGCTTCGTCTTCAGCTGCTCGAAATCCGACAGGAACGTCGCAACCAACACCGAGTTGCCGAACTCGTCCGTCTGGACGTCGGTCTCCTCGAGCAGCCCCGACCAGCGGATCCCCATGTGGTCGACCGAGATCAGGACGTTGCGCTTCTCGCCGCGCTTGATCCGCCCGTACATGTCGTTGAGCCACTGCGCTTGCGGGAACTCGAAGTCGATCGACAGGGTGCCGACACCGGTGTCGTTGTCGGGGTCTTCCCACTTCGCCTCGTTCTCGCACTCGACGATGTGCGCCAGGTCTGCATTGGCTCCCGTCCATAGCCGCACTAGCGGCGGAGTGCGGCGCATCCGGTCGAGCTCGCGCTGCTGCCGCTCGGTCGCTTCCCAGATCGCCGCGCACTGCTCGGCGAGCGACAGATCGAAATCGACGACACTCACAGCAGCTCACCTCCCCACGGCTTCGGCCACAGCCGCGGCTGGTGCAGCTCCGCCCGGGCCCCGCCCGCCGGCGCGCCGGTGTAGGCGATCGGCAGCCGAGTGGGCGGGGTGTACGGCGGGATCTTGTGCATGAAGAACTGGCGGCCGCCGTTGCTGCCCAGCAGGTTCGTGCCGGACCAGGATTCGAGCATCAGCCGCATCGGGTCGTAGTTGATGCGCGCGCCCGCGTGCACCGAGTCGATCGGCAGCAGCGTGACAACCCGATTCGCGAATCGGCCGCCCGGGACACGCCGACCCTTCGGCCCCACCCACGACGTGTCCGGGATCGTCCACGTCGCGCGAGTGAGGACCCAGGTCTGCATCATCGTGAGCGGCGTCGGGTTCGACACCTCGATGAACCCGGACTCCGACGTCGACGTCGACTCGAACACGGTGACGCGTTCGCGGCCCTCCCAGAACGGCATCCCCGAACGGACCCTGTAGATCGGGTTCAGGTACTGCTCATCCTCGAGCGTCGGATCGAACTCGGGATCGAGGTCCGTGTCGTCGTACCGCTGGATGAACAGGCGGCGGGTGTCCCGCTTGGACTTCACGACGATTCGAGCGAGCTGCTCATTCTCGTCCCATTCGTCCGGGGCGTCGGTGATCATCTGGTCGAGCAGTGAGTCGAGCTGCTCGATGTCCATGTCGGTTTCGTCGCCGAACAGGTGCAGACCCAGCGTCACGTCCCGCCACGGGAACGTGCGGCTCTTGAACCGGCCGCCACGCTCACGCGCCGCCCGCTTCCACTCCGACGAGATCGGCGCGCCGTAGATGCCCTGGAGCTGACCGGCTTTGATCATGACGCCCTGGCGGCCAGCGTTGCGTCCAGAGAGATCGAGCCGATATCCATTCGCGCCGATCAGCGCAATGTCGAGCATCACTACCTCCCGAAACGCATGAGCGCGATGTTCTGCTGAACAGCCTGATCGCGCTGCCAGGAGTCCTGGTCGGCGATCGTCTGGTTGTTGTTGTTGATGATCTGGACCCGAGGCCCGCCACCGCCGACGGTCGCCAGCTCCTGCACGGTGTCGAGCGCGCGGTCGGCGACGTCCCACTGCTCAGGCTTGAGCACGAGCTCGGGCGTCTTTAGGCCGTTGAACCCAAACGTCCCCGGCTCCCACACGCCGCCGGTGTCGAACAAGCCAGTGCCCTTGAAGAACGCGTTCATGTCCGCGATCCACGGGATGATGTTCGGATCGCCGTCGACGCCGTTCTCGCCAGATGACGGAGCCACCGCTCCAGCGCCCGCCTCGGGGGTGATGGTGTAGCGGTCGGCCAGGTCGAGCCACTCGCCGACGCCGAAGATCTCGACAGCCGAGTCGGCCCAGATGCCTCCAATGTCGGAGCCCATCTTTCGGATGCGCTCTCGTCCGGAGAAGGCCTGTTCTGGCTGCTGCGTGGTCGCGCCATCCGGGGACGGCACGACCGGCATCATGGGCGCGCCACCATCAGTAGGGAATCCAGTCAGCGGGTCGAGCTGCTGCACGTTCGGCTGCACAAGCTGCGCTACCACCATTGGCAGGTGCGCGTGATCGGTGAACTGTGAATCGTTCGCGCCGGCCGCGGGCCCGCCATACTGGCCGTTTCCGCGCCCGCCGCCCATCTCGAAGTTGACGCCATTCGGCAGCGTTGCTGCAGTGTGCCCGCCATATGGGCCGCCATTGAACCAGCCGACGTTCAACGAACCCGCGGGTCCGAGGCCGGACTTGAAGCCGCGGGCAGCGAGCTCCGTGCCTTCGGTCATAGTCGCGAACCGCGACCCGAACGGATCGCGACCAGTCGCGAAGTTCGCCAACGCAGAGACGGCGCCGGAGCAGTCGCCCCAGTTCACGCCACCCCAGACGTACGGCTTGCCCTCGACGCCCTTGGCGAAGGTTGCGAGCTGGTCCGGCGACACGACCGCGCCGCCCTCGGCGAACCGCGGCACGTCACCCATGTCCAGCGCAGCGCGAAGGCGGTAGACGCCCTCCTGGCCGCCGAGCGCGGAGACGTCACCAGTATCGAGGACATGCTCGCCCGGCATAAGCATCGCGAGGACCGAGTCCTTGCCCGGCGTCCCGCCCGTGATCGGGCCACCTTGGGCTAGCATCGGCAGATCCGGCAGGCCGAGTGTGAAGCCGTCCCACTTGATCGGTCCGACCTCGAAGCCGGGGATCCGGAACTCGATCGCGTTCCACGCCTGGATGATCCAGTTGATCGCGCCCTTGAAGGCGTTCTTGATGCCGTCCCACATGCCCGACGCGGCCGAGGAGATCTTGCCCGGCAGGCCAGTCACGAAGCCGACGACGTCGTTCCACTTGCCGACGATCCAGTCCTTGACATCGCCGACCTTGTCGCCGACTGCACCGAATGCGCCTTTGAGCATCTCGAAGCCAGAAGACAGGACACCCCAGGCCCAGTCCCAGGCGGCAGTGACGGCACCCCAGACTGCGCCCCAGAGATCCTGGAACCAGGTCGTTTTCGTGGCGATCAGCACGACCGCCGCGACCAAGCCCGCGATCGCGGCGATGATCAGCCCGACAGGGTTGAGCATCATCGTGCCGTTGAGGAGCATCTGCGCCGTGTTCCATGCCACGGTCGCGATCTGGATGATCTTCACTGTCGCCGCGTATCCAGCGAGCGCGCCGAAGAACGGAGCCGCCACCAGTGCAAGCGTTTTCAGGGTGTCGGTGTTGTTCATGACCCACGTCGCCATGTCGCCGAGCGCGTCGGTCAGTCCGCCCTGAATGGTGTTCTTCAGCTTCTCGAGCTCATAGCCAGGACCGGAATTGATCTGCTCACCGAGTCGCTGCGATGTACCCTCGAATCCGTCCATCGCTTCGCCGGCTGATGCCATCCCGTCGAGAAATCCGGGGATCTGATCCTTGCCGAGATCCTCGAGCGGGGTACCGAAGAGCGCAACCGCAGCGGCCGCCTGCCCGGCCGGGTCGTCCATTCCATTAAGGCCGTTGACGATGTCGTTGAATGCCTTGTTCGCAGCATCCCCGCCCTGCAGTAGGGCGTTCGCGGTCTCATCGCCAGCGAGCCCTAGCTCCTTCAGCGCGTCCTGCGCTCCCGTGTCGCCGAGGTCGGTCGCCTTGATCGACAGCTCTTTGATGGCATCGCCGACCTTGTCCATCTGAATCTTGCCGCCGTCAGCAGCGTTGACGAGTAGGCCGAACGCCTGCTCCCCGTTCATGCCCATAGATGCGAAGAACTGGCCGTACTCGTTCATCAGGTCGGGAAGTTCTTCACGCATGGCGAGGTCGGTTCGCGTCCAGCCTGCGGCCATCAGGTCAAATGCCTCAGTGCTGTTCGCGGCAAGGCCGTTCGTGATGAGCTGATCCGCCATCTGGACCGACTCGGCGACGTCCGTTCCGAAGGTGTCCGAGAATGTCACCGCAGCGGCGGCGATCTGGTCGATCGACTTCTCGCCTTCGGAACCCGCGACCTCGAACGTGGACGCGACCGCAGCGATCGCATCTGCCGCGTCCTCCATCGAGCCGGACAGCCCCTGCTTGTACAGAGTTCCGGCCGCATCGCCGTACTCCTTAGCGAGCTCCGGTGTTGCGCCGAGCTGTGCGCCGAGACGTGACTCGATGTTCAGGTTGTCGAGTGCCTGCATCCCGAGTTCGACCGCACCGCCGATGCCGGCTGCGGCGATCGCGAAGTTCTTGAGCTGGTCGATGCCGTTGTCGACACCGCTGCCCATGTCCTCGACTGAGTTTGAGAACCCGACGAGCTGGTGGCTGGCCTGCTGCGCGGAATCGCCAGCCTCCTCCGTGGCCTGAGTGACCCGCTCCTGCGCTCGCTCAAGCTGCTTCAGTGCAGCCTCGGAAGCGCCGACCGTCTGGTTGTGCTTCTCACGCGCCTGTCGGACCCGCTCCTCGGCGGCGGCCAACTGCGAAGTCTTCGCGCCGCCCTTGTCGCGGAGCTCCTGCAGCTTCAGCTCTTCGATGTTCAGCTTCGCAGCCGCGGACATCTCGGATGCGCGCGCCTGCTCGATCTTCCGCGACGCGGTCTTCACTGCCGCCTCAGCCTTCGCGAGACCGTCCGCGATGCCGTTGCCAAGCTCCTGGCCGGCCTGCTGCCCAGCCTGGCCCATCGGCCCCTGTAGCTGACTCGAGACCTGCGAGGCGATGCCCGAGATCACGGGCACGATCTGCACCGAGGCCCAGCCGATTGAGGTTGCCACCTACGTGTCTCCGTTCAGCTTGCGACGCCGAGCAGCGAAACGTGCTTCCGCCCTGGCGATCTGCTTGTCGGTGACCTGCGCCTGCTTCTTCGCGGACTTCGGTCGAGATGGGTGATCGGTGGGCTTGGCTCCACGCTTCTTGCCCGAGTTGGCGCGCAGTGCCCATAGGTCGGCCAGGAGGTGGTCGGTGATCGACCACGGCATTCGGCCGCCGTTGGCGTCGATGGCGAGGGCAGACTCGCGCGGCAGGCCGTTCTGGAGGCGGACCCACACCTGCCGCAGCGTGAGCAGCGGCCGCCCGTCATCGTCTGTGCGCCACAGGTCGCTGAGGTCGCGCCGGTAGAACTGGTCGAGGTCAGCCTCGACGAGGTCTGCCTTCTCGGCAATCAGCCGTAGGAGCCCTAGGAGTTTCCCGAGCCGCCGGTGCCGAGCTCCTCGCCGATGAGGTCCCACATCTCGCGGGCGGCTTCCGTCGGCTTCTTGCCGGCCTCCATGGCGCGCTGGCAGAACGTCACGAAGCCCTGCTGTCCGAGGACCTGAACGAGCATTCCGGGAATGTTGCCGACGGCGCTGGCGGCAAAGAACTGCCAGTTGTCCTGCAGCGCGGAGCGGCGGATCCGGAACTCGTCACCGAACGCGGTGACGATGATCTCGACATCCTCGACCTCGGCCTGCTGGGCGAGCTTCTTCGGCTTCTTCGGCTTGCGGTCCTGCGGCCTCGGGGCGCTGGCAGGGATCCGGCGGGCGGCCTTGCGCTCAGCGTCCTCGATGCGCAGCTTGGCAACCTCGAGCTGTCGTAGAAGCTCTTCCTTCTCCTCGTCGACGTCGGGACCGATTGTCTCGGTGTCGTCGTTCTCGAAGTCGTCGAAGTCGTTGTCGTAAGACATGAGTGTGCAGCTCCTAGTTCGTGTCCCGCCAGACGGCGGGTGCGATCGCCGCGACCACTCGGTCGGCGGCGGAAGTGTTGAGCCCGGCCTCGATGAGCCGGGCGTGCGTCGAGGTGATCTGGTCCACGAATCGGCCGGGCTCGCCCGGCTCGTCGTCAGGCATGGCTTCGGCGAGTTGGATCGCCTTCGCTACCTTGGAGCGCTGAGCGCCGCGAATAGGTCCCTCGATACCGAGTTCCCGGGCGGCCGCGATGATCTCAGCGTCGGATGGGATGCGCGGCATTGTGCCCCCCTGTGCAGCGAGAGATGGAACCGGCCGCCCGCGGGCTGCACACCGCGGGCGGCCGGGGCACTACGCGGCAGTGACGGTGACGGTGCCGGCAGGAGTGAGCGCTGCCGACGGGCTCGCGAGAGTGCCGCCGTTCTTGAGGGTGACGGTGAAGGGGCCGCCGGCGGATCCGGTGACCGTCACGTTCCCGGTGCCCACGATCGCCTCGAGCGCGGTCTTGACCGCGGCGCTGGTGGCGTCGAATGCGATACCGACGACGGTCTGCATGTCGACACGTAGCGGGAAAGTGCCGGCGGTCGTTCCGGCGGGCACCGTGACGGTCCAGCTCGTCGGGTCTCCGCCGGTCTGGTTCGCGGTGCCGAGCAGGTGACCGTTGGCGTCGGACATGATGTCCGCGGTGATCGGGAAGGTCCGGATGCCGGACTCGGACTTGGTCCACGCGCCCGTGGTCAGCAGGGCGGGGCGGCAGGTGTACTCGACCTCTTCGATGCCGTCCTCGCGGGTGACGATGAGGAGGGTGCGCTCGATACCCTTCGGTACGGAGATGAACCCGTCATCCTTGCCGTACGCGATGCCCGCGGTGATCGCGTTGCGCTCGAGCGCGTTGAACGACAACTCGAGGGTGCCCTTGCTGGTCTTGCCCTTGAATCGCGGGTGGCCCCAGCCGTCGTAGAACGTCTTCTCGACGCCGGGCGTGTAGGTCACACCCTCGGTGCCGAGGAGGCCGAAGTCGAGCCACATCGAGCCGGGCGCGTCTCCGGGCGCGGGGACGGCGGCCGAGAGCGGGCCGGTGTAGGCGGGGTCGAGGATGTAGATCTCGCCCTCGTCGAATACGGAAGCGTTGTCGGCGTTGATGACAGCCATGACAAATAGCCCCTTTCCGGGGAACAGGCCGCCGCGCGGCGGTCAGAACGATTGAGTCCGTGCGCGGGTACGCACGGTGAATCCGGCAATGAACCCGCCGGTGCTGGGGTCACGGTCGTCGAGGAGTCCTGTGCCGGGCCGTACTCCGATGCCTGGCACTCGAAGCGCGAGTAGCCACCCCATGCAGAGGCCTGCAATTCGGCGCGCCTCCGTGCGACCGGCCGCGTAGACGGTGACGCGGACCTGGTCGCCGGTATAGGCCGGCCACTCATCCACCCCTCCGCCGTCGCCGCCGATGACCACCGCGGGAGGGAAGTCGGGCGTCCACTTCGGCGGCAGGTTCTGCGCGACCGTCACGCCCTGGTTGCCGGCCATCTGAATGGCGAGGAAGTCCTTCACCGGCACAACGTGATCGACGGGGATCCTGCGGGCCCTCATCGCGACTTCACCTCGAGCCCGACCATGCCCGCAGCCTTCGTGAGAGCGCCTCGCTTGAGCTGCATCCCGCGGCCGCCGGGATGCTTGATCGCGACCGAGGCGACGTGACGGTCCGTGGTGTACGTGTCGACCTCGACGGGCACGTCGTCGTCGACTTGCCCGCGGGCATTGTTGGCGACCTGAACGGCGATTCCGTCAATAAGCGCCGCGACCTCGGTCGAGTTGAGGACCTCCTGGATGCCGGCCTGGTTGATCTGGAACTGAACCTTCTGGGCCACGGCTACCCCCTGCTGGTGACGGCGAGAACCTCGAGCCCACGGCGGCCGGTGCCGAACGCGGACCGCCAGTCGAGGACGCGGGCCTTGCAGACGAGCCCGCGGACCTCGATCTCGTCGTCGTTCGTCAGGTCCGGTGCAGGCGTGAAGTAGAGCGTGTACTCGATGGTCTCGCCATTGCGGGCGACGCCGGAGTTCCGCTTGGACACGCCGGGCGATACCGCCTTCACGCGCATGGCGGTTCGCTCGACCGAGGATGGAATCGGATCGTTGTTTGAGTCGATTCCGCCGGGGCTCTTGCGAATCCGGACGACAGTCTCACTCATGGCAGCCTCGGCAGCTTGTAGCGATTGAGCACCGCGACCTCGTGCGCGAACAGCGCCGTCGATCCCTCGGATGCCGAGAAGCTGAACGGCCCGATCGTCTCGGCTTGGCCTCCGAGTTCGGAGTTCACAGCGCGCGCCGCGGCGTCGAGCACGACGCCGAGAAGGTCGGCCGGAGCGTCGAATCCGTGGCGCATCCGCACCTCGATCGATCGCCAACGGTCTGGCCACTGGCCGCGGAGTGTGCCGTCAGCCGACCACTCCACATCCTCTACGACCGCACCCTGCACCTGAACCTCTTCGATGGAGACCAGGCGCAGGGTGGGTAGGTCGAGGATGGTGCCGCCGTGCCCGTCGACGATGACCGTCTCTTCGACGACGGGCGCGACGTGCCAGCCGCAGTAGGAGCGGACCGCGCCGTTCGCGACGTTGAGCTGCCACTCCTCGATGCCGGTTCCGGCCATCAGTTCCTGGAACTGCTCAAGCCCGATCAGCGCGTCCATACTCACCTCGCCTTGTTGCGTGGAACGCGGGCCCGGGTCGCCACCTTCAGCTTCTCCCGAGCGCCGCGCTCCTTAGCGTCGGCGTCGGTCAGCTGCACGGTGTGCTCGAGCCCGCCGATCTCGACGACGTATTCGCGCATCACGCCGCCTCGAGTGCTGCGATACGAGCCGCCAACTCGGCGAGGATGCCCTGCACGTTAGTGGCCGTGCCGGGCGCGATGGCCGTTGCAGTCACTGCGCTAGCGGCGTGCGCATGGTTTCCAGGCGAAGCCGTCGAGGCCGTCGACCCGAGCGCGATGCTCGAGGTGCCTGCGCCGATCGCGGCACGGGCCGCGGGAGCGTCGGCGCCGGCCGCAACCACCGCAGGCTTGCCGGAGATATTGGCCCACGTCACGGCGGCGCCGCCGCCGATGCTGATTGGATCACCGTTCGCATCGACGAGGACGATGCCCGCGACATGCTGCGACGCGTCCAGCTCGCCGCCGACGATCACGCGGAACTGCTTGTTCGTCATGGCGATACCTTTCAGCTATTCGAGAGGGTGAGCTTGACCAGGCCCAGCGGGCGACGGACGGCGAGTGCGACGCGCTCCTCGGCGCGGATCGTCACCAGGTTGTTGGTGAAGTCGTCGTCGTGAGAGTTGGTCGCCTCGACGCGGACGCCGCCCTTGCGGTACAGGGTTGCCGCCTGCGAGAACGCGCCGACGAGCACAGTGCCGGCAGCGATGGCCGGGGTGACCACCGTGCGCAGGCCCCACAGCGGCGGATCCATCGGGACGCCGCCATTGCCGTACTGGCCGGCGAAGAAGCCGCCGCCGAAGTACTGACCGTTGGCGTCCTTCGACAGCCGGAACGCCTGGTAGTCGATCGGGTTGATGACGATGCCGTCGGCGTTGAGGCCGGAGGCGGTCGAGATCTTCGTGATCGACCGGAAGACCGCGTCGGCGTGATCGGCAGCGGTCGTCGAGGCTTCGGTCTGAATGCCCGAGCGAGTCAACAGGCCGGTGAGGTTCTGGCCGGTGCCGTTGCCGTTGAGGAGCTGCGCCTCTTCGAACGCGGCGAGGTCATAGAGCAGCCGGCCGTCGATCTCGGACTTGAGGAACGGTGCGTCTTCGATGAACTCGTCGGACAGCTTGATGAAGCCCGCGAGCTTCTTCAGCGCGTCGACTACCGCGGTCGGGTTGACGTAGTGCATCTGCGGCTTGGCGCCGGCCTCGGCGACGGTGGCGAATCCACCCTCACGCGCGCCCTCGACCAGGTAGCTGATCGCATTGCCGGAGATCTGCCCCTTGCCGAGCAGGTCGGCGATGGTCAGCTTCGGTCGGAACGCCTGGACGACCTGCTTGTCGTAGTCGGTGAGCAGCGGAGTTCCTGCGCCCCAACCGGTCACGACGTGAGTGTCGGCGGCCGCCTTGTAGTCGGCGGAGGTGATCGAGAACCGCTGCCCCTTGGCTCGAGCGAGCGCGTCGGTGGCCTCCTTGACGAAGTGCTCACCGAGGGTGCGGGACTTCACGGGGGCTCGACGGCCCTTGGGCTCGCCGCCTTCGGGTTCGCCGTCCCCGGCGCCGGCCTCGGCGCTGGCATCCGCCAGCCCATCGAGGGTGCTGAGAATCTCGGCCGCGTCAGCAGCCTTCGAGATGGACTCATCGAGAGTCTTCACCTCGGCGACGAGCGTCGAGATGGCAGCGGTCTGTTCGTCGGTCAGCTCCGCCTTGGCCGCCTTGGCTCCGTCGACGATTGCCTTTGCCTCTGCCAGCTTGGCAGCGCGCTTTTCCTTCAGGTTCACGAGAGCTCCTGTAGCTCGAGTAGGGAAAGTTCGATTGCTGCCAGGGAGACGGACGGGCTCGGCGTGGTCGGATCCGGCGCAGCCTTGCCGGGCTGCTCGGTCGACGGTTCCCCACCGCTGGTCTGGTCCTGGTCTTCGGAGTCCCCAGAGTCGGGGAGGATCGCTTCGAGATCGTCAGCTGCGGTGCGCAGCTGCACGATCACGTCGCGCATGGTGTTCTCGTTCTTGGCCGAGATGACGCGGCCGGCCTTCGCGCGCAGCGCGTCGGTAGCCGACTTCACGGCGAGGATCTCGGTTTCCTGATTCGCGCCGATCGGCACGACGGACACCTCGTAGAGCTTGATCTCGTCGAGCGAGACATGGTCGGGCATGTCGTCGCCGGCCTTGACGTTGTGTGACTCGACTACGTCGAACGCGAACGACATCTGCCCGACGCGGCCGCCCTTGAGTAGGCGGTACACCTGAGCGCCCTTCGGCGAATCGAGGTCGAGGCGGCCGTGAATCTTCAGGCCGCGATCGTCCTCCTCTGCCGACAGGACGCCGCCGACGTTGTAGTCAGGGTCGGACATGTTGTGACCCCAGAGGATCGGGAGCACGCCGCCGGATTCGCTCCACGCCTTGAGGCTGTTGGCGAAGGCGCCCTTGGCGACCACCTCGCCGTACGAGTCGACATTGCCGAACACGCTGGCGTATCCGATGAACTCGCCCTCGCCGAGGCCATCGGATTCGGCAGCCTTGACGCGGACGCGGAAGTCCTTGATGTTCACGGTCATCCTTCCCCGCCATCATCAGGCACGGTGGTCGGTGCATTCGGGTTGTCGGCAACCTGGTTCAGGTTCGACGTCAGCAGGGCGGCATCGCCGCCCAGTGCGGGCATGTTCTGAGTCGCGCGCGCTTCATCAGCCGTCATCCACGGACGACCGGTAGCGGCCTGCAGAGATGCGGCCTCCTCCTCGAAGGATCCCTTCATCTTTTCCTTGACGTTGAACTCGACCATCCGGCCTGGGTCAATGCGCGGCGCGAGGAAGGTGTTGATGCGATCCTGGATCATCCGCAGCGTCGGGCCGAGGGTGTCGGAGTACAACATCCGCGAGAACTCCTTGACGTTGGAGTAGTTCGCGTTGTCGAGGATTCCGACCATCACTGGGTTGACGTAATAGACGCTCGCCACGGTGGTCAGCGCGAGTTTGGCGGAGTCGATGTACTCGTCTTCCTTCGACGAGAAACCGAGCCGCTTTAGCTCCATGCCGTCCTCGAGGAACGGGGTTCCGCCGGCGCCTCGTCCCGAGTTTCCGGAGTAGGTGTCGCGGTACTGCTTGACCCACTTCTCCTTCGCTTCCGGCGACCACTCCGGCGCACTGGCAGGTCGGGTGATGAACGCGTCGACCCGGCCGCCGTTATCCCACCGCTGCTTGCGGTAGGTCTGCGCCGAGATCTGCTCGCCCAGAATCGCCTTGAGTGCGGAGACTGGCGAGCTGCCGATGCGGGTGTCTTCCGGGTTCCAGCCATGGAAGACGAGCATGTCTTCGGCGGGAATGATGAGGGTCTCGGAGACCTCAGGGAGTGAGATCTCGTAGTGCAGGATCGCGAAGGCGCCGTCGGTCTTGGCGTCCGTGATCCAGGTCGGACGGATGGGTCGAATGATCCAGCCGCTCTCAGACTTCGCATCGGGTGCGACAAACCAGTACGCGATGTCATACAAGGCGAGCGTGGCGACCAGGTCGTACACGAGCTCGGTGCAGGTCTGCTCGGGGTTCGGCTTCCGGAACAGATCCGCTAGTGCACCCTCTCGAGTGCGCGCGTGATTGCCATCCTCGGATGCCTCGAACACGTGCAGGCCGAGCTGGGAGACGTTGCGCGCCAAGAAGCCGACGACCGTTCGAAGGTTCGGCTGGTCGCGCCAAAGCTTCTCGACCGTCTGCCCACGCAGGCCGTCAAGGTTGACGACGACCGCGGGCGCGGATCCCGGGCTCTCGCCCGCCGGCGCCTTGGCGCCGAATCCAAAGAAGGACGCAAGCCCCATGGTTTGCCTCCTAGAGCATGATGAAGTCGGTTGTCTCGTAGGCCGAAACTCTCGGCACCTCGATGGCCTGCCTGAGCAGCCAGGACGCTTCGGATACCGCGATCAGTGGTGCGACGTCCGAGGGTGAGCCCTTCCGGTCGAAGAACCACGCATCGCCTGCGCTGCGGGCCCGTGCGGCGCGGGCCGCCTCATCCAGCACCGGTTGGCCAAGGTGCCGGACCGTCTGCTGGCGGATGCGGTCGTAGAACAGTCCTGCAGACTTCGAGAGCTCAGCGCCGCCGCAGGGCACGACAGTCAGGCCCGATTCGGTCATCCCATCAGCCAGGCTCGACACTGGGGCGCCGCGCTCCTGGATAGCGACGCGGCCGTCGAACCAGCCGCCCTCGGCATCGAATCGCTCGACCAGCCAGGGGATCACCCAGGCCGTGCCAGCGCGGGATGCGATGACCTCGACATGCTCGATGCCATCCTCGCGTTCGACGGCGATGCCGATATGCGCGCGTGACCGATCCCATGACACGTCGACAGCTACGCCGATGCGCGCGCCAGGGGCGCGCCGCGAACGGCCGTCACGTAGCGCCGACCAGTCTGCAGCGTCGATAATGCCGGTCTGGATCTGCTCCACCTCTTGGCAGAGGTTCTCCGTACGGAACCCGTTCTCAGTCTTCGTCTCCCGGTCCGCCTGTAGTGCGGCGGGAGTCAGCGTGTACCCGAGCGATGGGTTCGCCTGCGCGCGAGCTGACCAGTCGTCGATGTCGCACCCATCGGGTGCCGACCACTCGAACAGGCCGAGGGTGACCTCGTCGGTCATGCGGGTGTCGATCGCCGTCTTGGCGCGGCCACGGAGGTCGCGAAGCACAACGGAGTGAACGTCGCCGGCATTCGATGCGCACACAGTCTGCGCGCGCGGCGGCACGAGCGTCGTCGACGACAGAGCGTTCCACGCGTCCCAAGACTTGTGCTCGCGCAGCTCGTCGAGGAACAGCAGGTCGGCCGTCTTGCCTCGGCCCGCATCGCGCTCGAGCGTCTCGACGATGTACCGGCCACCCGAGCGCAGGCGCATAGCCTTCGCGCCATTCACGCGCTTAGGCTTGTGCATCCGCTTCCGGAGTGCCGGAACGTTCTCGGCCTGCGTGACCACGTCCTCCCAGACGTCCTCAGCGTCACCGAGGGACTGGGCCGCGCCGATCACCGTGCGAGCGCCGTCGACAAACAGGCGCCACAGGATCAGCGCCTTGATCAGCGTCGTCTTCCCGTTCTGCCGGCTGACGAGCAGCATGACGCGCTTGAAGCGGAACGTGCCGTCCTCATTGAGCTCGAGCGCGTGGATGAGGAACCATTGCTGCCACGGCAAGAGCGTCATCCGCAGAACGGATTCAGCGAATCGGATGCACTCGAAACCCGCGCTCGTCTGCGGCGTCAGCTCGCGGAGCGGAGGGGTGAACAGTCGAGGTTCGGTGCAGCCCTTGAGGTCAGACAGACTTGAGCGCAGGGCGGGCATTGAGTATCGCGTCCAGCTCGTCACCTTCAGGCTCGGCCTGCAGGTTCAACTTCGCCGCCCCCTCCGGCGTGAGGCCGAGACCAGTAAGCACCTTGTGCAGCGTCGGCACCGGGCCGAAGGTCGCCTTCGTCGCGGCCTCCGTGCCCAACTCCACAGCGTCATCGATAACACGCGCCAGCATTCGGGCCTGCTCGATCGCGCCCCGATACTGGGCGGCGTCCTGCAGGTGATCGGCGGCGCGGACCGACGCGTTGACCTCCGAAAGGAGCGTCTTTCTCGCCATGATCAGACCTCCGATACTGGGTTACCGCGCGCGTGACCCCCCTCCGACCTCAGGAGGGAGAGAACCAGCGCGCCGGTGGAGTGGTCCGCCCCGTGGGGGTTGCCGTGATCCTGAGGCCCCTAGGGGGTCACCACTGCTCGCTGAGCGTCCCCAGGACTGAGGTGACGGCATCTGCCCCCCGGGAGGCGTTGCAGCTTGCGTGCGAGGCCCTGAAGTTGGCGGGGTCGTCGACTAGCTGAGGGTGCGTCTTGACTGGGTGGAGGTGGTCGAGCTGGAAGGCGTCGAGGTGGCTACTGGGGAGCGTGTAGTCGATCGGCTGCCCGCAGAGGTGACAGTTCGCGCCCTGGCTCTCACACCGAAGCTTGAAGTCAGCTCGCAGCGACTTGTGCCTGCGAGTGGATCGCTCGTTGGCCATGACCACCTCCTGAAGTTGAACCCACCCGAGCAGCCGCACCACCACTGCCGGCAAAGGCAGCGGATCGGTGTGCGGCTTCGCTCCCGCCGCGTACGGGTTGCCGCGGCGGAGTGACGTTGACTCGGGCGGGAAGTCTGCGCGCCCCACCGATCCTCGGGGGAGGTTGATCGGTGGGGCGCGGTATCCCCGGGCGCTGGCTGAGCGACTCGCGGGGTGGCCGGGACTGCCGCGTTGGCGGCCGGTCGCGCCGGGAAGCGGCAGCGACTGAAGGTGTCCCGGAAGCAGAATCCCCGCCAGGCCCGGAGGACGGCGGGGAGTTAGGGCGATCCGGGATCTTCCCCCAGATACACCAAAGGCGCGAGCGGTACGTTCACCTCTCGCGCCTAGCGGCGTTAGCTTAACACATACCCCGGCCGATGCAGGTCAGGCTGGCCGCCAATCCTCGCGGTAGTCAGGATGATCGGCATACGCGGAGGCGAGATGTCGGATCACAGTCGCAAGCGCAACAACGTGACCTATCGATGTCTCGACCGGATACGTAGCACTCGACTTGATGTGGTCGTAGTGCGCACGAGCTTCTTCCTCCTGCGCCAGGATCGCCCGCTTGGCTGCCACCTCCCGCGCCACGCGGGCCGGATCATGTCGGGCGATGTGGTCAGCGTGCGGGCCATCGTTGTCGTCGTCGCGGTCGAGGACTGCAAGCGCCGGGTGATCCCCGCACACGAACCCAGGCCAGTCGGCGTACTCGTCGACATCGTCCGGCGCATCGGTTCGCCACCACGTGAGGCCGTAGCGGATGACTGCCGCGCGCGCCACCCGCTCATCCTCATCGAGCCGCGCCCGCAGGAACTCCACAATCTCGCTCATGCGCCGATCCTCTCATCCACTCGTTCGCCGTCGTCGTCCTTCGCGGTCGCATCGAGCACCGCGCCGAGGTTGTAGATCCGATGCCTCGCCCCGTCCATGCCCTTGGTGATCCGCAGCGGCACAAGCACCCCCGCCTCGGTGAGGTACTTGATCCTCCGCTGCGTCAGGCCCGCGTGTACCGGACCCAGAGTCTTCGCCACCTGGACGCATCCACGGGCGTTCAGCTCGAGCGCTCGAGCCTCCTGCACCTTGGCCGGGTCTGGCGGTGGTGGCAGCTTCTCTGCGGGCAGATCGGTTGAACGCCGCGCCGCCTCGAACAGCTTGGCGATCGCGGGGTACGCCCCCTCGCATCCAGGAGTCATGGCGAGCGAGGTCACGCGGTCGGCCAGCCAGACCGCCGCTGCGGCCGTGGATCGACCGCCGTCATACGCCATCGCTCGGTACTCACACACATGCCGGACCCACGTGACGACCTCGCCGTGCAGGAGCTCGTGCGCGCGGGATGCGCCGTAGTCGTAGGGCAGCGGCTGCTCGTCACTGCCTGAGCTGACCTGAGCCCCGCCGATGCCGACGCATGACTGCCGCGTCAACGTGATCGCCAGATCCTCGACGAGCCCCGGGATCTCGCGCAGCAGTGAGGCGAGCGCCTCCATGTCGGCGCGGGTCATGAAGAACTGGTCCGTCACATCTGCCCCCACTCGTGTCCACAGACGGTGCACATTCGGATGACTTCAAACCCCTGTTCCTCGCAGCGAATTAGCCGCTTCGGCGCGGGGCGGAAGGTGTAGCCCGACATTTCTGCGAATCGCTTCTGCCGGGCGTGCGCCGGATCCCCGTCACTGAATCCACGTGGAGCGCGAAGGCGGTGACAGTCGACCGCGTTGCAGTGAGGGCAGGACGTCCACGCTGTGAAGGTCTCCGTCATGCGCTCCCCCTGATCTCGCCGATGATGTACTCGATGTCGTAGCCCTTGCGCTCGGCGATGGCCTGCAGGTCGGCGCAGGTTTCGGCGATGCGATTCCGGGTCGGCCACATTGCGCCGACGGCCTGGTAGTCGCATCCGCCGATCAGCTTCCGCTTCGCCAGGACGACGTATCCGACGATGGGGTTGGTGTTGGTCATGAGTTCCTCCTGGCGGCTGCGGGTGCCACCCAGTCGATCATGTGGCGATGTCATCAGTTCCTCCTCGGGTGGTGTCGGTGGCAGTACCAGATCCAGGCGGTCAGGTATGCGACGGCGTCGCTGGTGGGTCGTCCGCAGTCGTTGCAGTGGTGGGTCATGGCCGCTCCTGGATGTATCCGCAGATGCGGCAGCGGAGTTGGCCATCCGGGCCCCATTCGATGAGCCTGGACTTCGGGAGCTTTCCGAGGTGGCTCAACGCAGAGGCGATCTCGATGGGGCTCATGCCAGCGGCGTCAATCTGCGCGCCGTCGCGTACGGCGATGGCGCTCCCGTCCGCGGAGATGTACAGGTGATCCCTCATCGCTCACCGTCCAGGGCTGCGAGAACCTCTACCGCCAGGACCCTGGCGCTGGAGAAGCGTCCGCCGCGGGCAGCCGCCTGGTACGCGCCTGTGTCGTGGCACATCTCGCGTACGAGTTCGATGGCTACGTGCGCCTTCGCCTCGGCAGCGTTGGCGCGGTTGAGCATGTCGAGCAGTCGTGCGTTCTCTGCTCGCGCCTCCCGCAGCTCGGATCGCGCAGCGATGTCGGCGCGCATCTCTCGGATGTCGGTGAAGCGGCGTCGCTCCTCCGGCTTCACGGCATCTGCGTTCTGGATGATTGCCTCGATGTGCGCGAGGCATGGGCTTTCGGCGGCGGGGTACACGTTCTCGCTCATTCGTGGTCCTTGGTGTCTAGGGCGTTGAGGACGGCCTGCGCGGGCCGGTCCCGGATGACTGCGATCGCCCGCTTTAGCGCCTCGATGTCATCGCGCAAATGCCCGAGCACGCCCCGATTGCAGGGTTGGCACAAAAGTGATCGCACGCACTTCCCGCACGACCCGCCGGCGGGGCAACAGGCGTGGTCGTGGTCGACGGCTAAGCGTTTCGCTGCACCCGTGGCTCGCTGACAGATGTAGCACCGCCCGTTCTGGGCCCCCAGGATCGCCGTGTAGGCCTCAGGGCCGATTCCGTAGGTGGTTGTAACCCTGCGGCCGTGTGCGGCTGTCTTGGAGGCTTTGATGAAGGCGCGGTGATGAGTCGTGCAGCGCGGGCCCGGATGTGGAGTCGGACGCTTCGACGTCGGGTCGCAGTCCTTGCATCGCTTGGCGGTCATGCAATCACCGACAGAGGCCTGTGGATAACCCGGATTCGTTCGCGCGATCGACTCGGAAAGTGCTGCGATGCGGTCGGATCCGCGCTACCCCCCTGCGCGCGATACGAATCGTAAGAAGGAATCTCACGTAAGTAGTTATCTACGTAAGTCCGTCCGTTCGTACGTACGTTAGTGCCAATGTCAAATCGCTTGGCAGAGGTCGACTTCAGGTTCAGGTTTGCCATACCGTTTGCCATGCGGTTTGCCATATGGCAAAACCGGCTCAGCTTCCCCATGTGACTTGTGCTCCCTTCCTGCCTGCGGCGGCCCGGGTTTCGTGAAGTGCCTGTTGAGCGAGGCCGACGGCCTGCCGGGTGCCGTAGTTCTTGATCCGGTAGCCAACGCTTGGGACTACCTCCCAGAGGCCAGCGGCGACGAGCAGTTTCGCGTCGGCCGGTGTGCCGTGGACGAATGGCAGGGCGGCCTTCTTGATGATGCCGTCGGTGCCATTCCCGACCGCGTGAGCGACCGAACAGGCGTAAACGAACCCGGCCGCTTTCCCTTTCGGGCTCGCTCCGACGAGCTCGATCACCTTGTCGTGGGTCGGGAAGTTCGTGTCGAACCTCGACCAGGGCAGTCCCATTACGCCACCTCCTCCGTTTCGTCGTTGTAGTCGTCATCGGGAAGCTGTTGGCCTCCCATCGGGCACTGGTGCCCGGCTTTGTCTTTGTGCCGCCAGACGCGGCCGGCGGGGTTGCTTGCGACGGTGCGCCAGCAGACGGGGCAGCGGGTGGTCATGTCGCGCCCTTCCCCTCCAGCGTCTCGGCGAGGCATTGCCCGAACTTCGCTGCGTCCCCGTCTCGTTCACGCCAGTAGTCGGCGAGGGCCTGGACGCGGGCGATGGTGTCGGCGTCACTCACGGTGAATCTCCTGTCCAGGTGATTTCGTCGGCGTGGCGGTGTACGCCACGGTGGCCTTGGTCGCGTCCGCACTGGATGACGACCACCGCATCCCGGTAGCCGGCAGTGTCGGGAATCCGGGCCTCAAGGCTCGCGGGGCAGCGGGCGGTCATGCGGCCACCGTGAGCGATGCGGCCACACGAGTGCCGAGCCAGCGAGCTACGTCCACCGACACGGCGTTGCCGATCTGCTTCTTGACCTCGTCGGTCTTCCCATGGAACTCGTAGCTGTCCGGGAAGCCCTGCCCGCGCGCGCATTCGCGGTTTGTGAGCATCCGGAAGCGGTAGCCGTCCTCCGTGAGCGTCGCGACGCCATGGTGGTTGCCGCCGGCGGTGATTGTGGCGAGTGGATACTGGTCCGCGCGGCGGGCCTTTGCGTTGCGCCGGTACGTGACCAGGTGCGGCACGCCGCGCTCGGCGATCTGCTCGAGCTGGTCGGCGACGTACAGGCGCCGGGTGACGGGCTTGCCCGGGTTCTCGTCGAGGATCGTCGACGCGGGTTTCGGCGCCAGCCCGGGCAGCGTGAGGTCGACGGCGCCGTGCCTGGTGAACACTGCGAAGTACCGGACGCGGCGCTGCGCTGCCCCAAGGTCTGCCGCGTCGATGATCGCGATCTGCTCGCGGTAGCCGAGAGCCCGCATTCCATCGAGCCACCACGGGTACAGCGACCACGCCTGGAACTCGGGCACGTTCTCGACGATCACCGCCTCGTACTGGTGCACCTCGGCCGCGGCGATCACGGCGAACGCAGTTGCCCGGTCCACACTTCCAGCGTCGGCGCGCAGTCGCTCCAGCTCCGCCGGCGGCTGCTTCCGGCCGCCAGATCGTGCGTGCCATACGCAGGATGGTGATGCCCACAGGCCGAACGTCGTCGGAAACGAACGCCAGTCGACCTCGGATAGGTTCGCGATGCGGTGTTCGGTGTCGGGGTGGTTCTTCTCATGGGTGGCGATCGCAGTCGGCCAATGGTTCGCAGCCACCATCACGTGATGCCCGGCCTGCGTGAGCCCTTCCGAGCTGCCGCCGGCGCCACTGAAGAGATCGGTCCAAGTCGGCGTCATGGTGTTACTCCCTCCAGCGTCTCGGCGAGGCATTGCCCGAACTTCGCTGCCTCCCCGTCGCGTTCACGCCAGTAGTCGGCGAGAGCTTGGACGCGGGCGATGGTGTCGGCGTCACTCACGGCTGGTCACCGCCCTCCGCGAGCGCCCGGAGTGCCGCGGCGTGCTGTCGGCGGATCTCCGCGTACTGGCCGCCTGCGCGGGATTCTCGTTCCCACTGCCCAGCGAGTCGGGTGAGGCTGGCGCGCAGTCGGTTCCGTTCACCAGCGCGGGTCGCGAGGTCAGCCCAGACACCGCGCTCGTGCGCCACCCAGCCCCGCGCGTGGAGCTCGTCGGCGACGGCCTGGGAGAGTCCGTGTCGGGCGGCTTCTTGCCGGGCCAGGTCGATGTCAGCCACGTCGGTCACCGCCCTCCGCGACACGCCCGTCCCAGCCGCAGCCCTCGCATAGCTCCTGCTGAATCAGATGCAGGTGTGCGAACGCGCAATCAGCCCTTGGCTGTTCAACCGACGGAACACGCTCGGGAAACAGGAATCCGTACCGCTCCCGCATCCACTCGTTCGGTTCAGTGGTTCCGAACTGGTCTTCGCCGAGGCTCATCGCTTACCGCCCTCCGCCACACGAGCAGCAGCCAGGTACTCGGCCGCCAGATGCTCGAGCCCAGCTGCGGCGCGCGATCGGCCACCGACCCACACGTCGTACGGCAGGCTCGTCCCGGTGCAGTCGACGCGGACGTCGAACTCGTCGAACCACACCTGCCAGTCGTCGTCCGGGATACCTTCGGGCAGCTCGACGATCACGTGGCCGGCGTTGGTGAGTGCAGCCACCACATGCGCGGCGTAGGCCCGGTTGCGGTCGCCGGATCCGTTGGTGTGCATGATCTTGTCGCCCAGGGCCTCGGCGATGATCTGTTCCGCGGTGCTCACCGATTGCACATTTGAGTGCACATTTGTGTCTATTTGCTGTTCCGTGCTCACGACCGGCCTCCCTCGACCTCTTCGTACGTCTGGGCGAAAATGTCCGGCCTGCAGGGGAAGAAGCCGCGGGAACCCCTGACGATCCAGTCGCCGATCTCGATGTCTCGCCACACGTTGTCCGCTTCGACGTACAGTTCGCCGTGCCCTGATTGGACGGTGAACACGTGATGGTTTCCGGAGGGTTCAACTTTGTGAATGCCAGTGAATGCGCGCACGGCGTACGGGTTGTCGCCAGTCCACTGGATAGCGGCGACATCTGCGACTCTCTTGCGGAACGTCTGTGCGCCGTTCATGCCCTGTCTCCGTCCATGGGGTCGATGGCGCGCACCAGATCGGTGCAGAAGTCGTACACGAGTCCCTGGTGGTCCTCGCCGGTGCCCGATGTGGCGATCCATTGGACTTGTCTGGCGTATTCCGTGACGCTCAAGCCGCTGACGAGTCCTTCGGCGAGTCCGTCGAGGAACGCGGCCTGAGCGTCCGAGTCCGACTTGGCGAGCCACTGGCCCAGCTCCCACCAGTTCACGTCGACGGTTGTGGTGGTTTCGATGCCCTCGATGTTGCTCATGCGTTGCCCTCCTTCTTGTCTCCGTCCACACGCACAAACGGGGGCACCAGCTCGCTTGCGATGAAGTCCCCCACGCAGCACTCGGCATCCGATGGTCGGTCGTAGTGAACGACTCGCCCGTCTCGCTTCGCGAAGTCAGCCTTGGCGTAACCGCCGGGGGTGCGTACGCGAACCCCCTCCGGTACGTCCTGCCATGCCTCCCAGGGCTTCTCCGGTGTGCCATCCGGCCCGCTGTCCGGGACAGACACAGCAGGCGGGGTGTCGCCGTGCATGAGGTCGCACGCCGTTCCGTCGCAGCCGTGATTCACCCAGCAGTCTTCCGATGCACCCTTCGGCGGCGCTCCATAGGCCAAGCGCCGCAGCCGACCCTCAGCCTTGACGAACTCGGATGGCTTCACATCGTCCGCGCCGCAAGCGATCCGAACGTCGGTCCACTGCTCGGCTGTGAGTACCGTCCCGCCTTCGGGGAGTAGACGCCCATCAGCCGCAAGCCGAGCCAGGACAGCGCGGAGGCCGGCGATCATGATCTCCGCCTGGAGATCCGGTAGTTCATCCCACGGAGTCCACGACTGCCCGGCCTGCTCACCACGGATCCGCGCCGCCTCGTAGTCCACCCGCACGAGCGTCTCTACGTACTCGTCGCGGGCAGACTCAGCCTCCAAACGGGCGGCCTCCCTCTCGAGACGCTCGGCCGTCATCGACCACCCCATCCGGGCGTTCACCTTCGCTGCGGTGCGGTACTCATCCGCCGTGAACGCCGGCCGCTGCCACTCGTGTGGTGCATCGGCTCGCGGGTCGCCGTACGTGTTGATCGTGTCGGTCATCGAGCGTTCTCCTGGTCCGGGTGGGTGATGGTGAAGGTGCCGCCGTTGCCGCACATGCCGACGACGATCCAGCCGTGGATGCGGGCGAGGTCGCCGGTCAGCGTGATCTCCGGGTAGCTCGAGCGGATCATCGGGCGGACGTGGTCGTCGATCAGCTCGACCACGACCTGCCAGTTGGTGCGGTCGCCGGGCCACAGGGCGTCGAAGTCGTCGGCCTCGGGCATCGCGACGTCGGCGAACGGGATCTGCAGTGCGGGAGGGTTCTTCATGCGTCCGATGCGGTCGAACGTGACAGTGATCGTGTCGGTCATCGCTCACCCGCCAGCGCGGCACGGACCTCGATAGCGAAGGCGCGGGCGACCGGATCAGGTTCGCCGGACATCAGGCCGACATGGTTCTCGAATCGCTCGGCCAGAGCCTGCACGCGTTCGATGGCCGCTTCAGCTTCGTCGCGCTGCCTGCGGAGTGCGTTCATCACACCCACGTTCTCGGCCAGTTCAGTTCGCGCCTCTGCGAGCTCAGCCTTGGCGATGTTGAGGCGTGACTCGATTTCGGAATCGTAGTCAGGCATTGCGGGTCTCCTTGTCGGGGTTGGGGATGCCGCGTGCGGGCCATCCCCACGGGTCGGGGAGGTTGGTGCGGGGCTGGAAGACGTGCGGTGCGTGCTTGGCGGCGATCAGTTCGGGGTCCATCCAGCGGTCACGCATCAGATCTCCACCGCCTCGGGTCTGCGGCCGCGACGATCTCGCCGGCGGCCAGGGTGATTGCCACCGCCACCCCCGCCGCCGTGACACCGACGGCGAGGGCGAAGGCGGAGAGCTGGGCGCGGGTCATGCGGAGGCCTTCAATCGGTTGACGTGCCGCATGGAGATGCGGAGCCGGTCGGCGATCTCTGAGTTCGACAGCCCCAGGCGGGCAAGCTCTGTGACGCGGCCTGCACGTTCGATTCGCCGCTCCCGGTCGTTTTCCAGGCGGCACATTCGGCAGGTTCGTGTCGGCTTCCGGTTGCCGGGCTGCCGGTTCCAGTACGTCGTCGCCTCGGTCCACTCGTGCCCGTTCTTGCAGTGAGTGTCGGGGGACGCCGGCGGCGTGCGGTCAGTGGCCGCCCAGATGCCGTGCTGCTGACCCGATTCAGTGGCCCACTGTCCGCACTGGGCGATGACGGGGCAGCTGAGGCAGATCTGCTTGGCGCGCTCGCGGTCGAGTGGCCGGCGCGAGTCTGCGAACCAGAGTTCCGGGTCGTGATCGAGGCACGCTGCCCGGTCTCGCCAGGCGGTCACTGGGGATCACCGGCCTGCAGATCGGCGAGACGGCCCTCGATCACCGCGCGGACGGTGGCGCACTCGTCCTCGGCGAGCGCGGCGGCCTGCTTCCACATCTCACGCAGGGACTCGACGTCCGGTGCCTTCTCGACGGCCGCAAGCAGCGAGTCGGCGTCGACCTGCACCTCGGGCTTCGAGTCACCCTGCGGCGCAGCAGGCATTGGCTCCACGATGTACGGCGCGCGCTTCCCTCGGGTGACGGTGAGTGCCAGGGTGAGGCGCTTGTCGATGTGGGACAGATGACTGACGCGTATCCCGCCGACGTCCTGGCCGCCGAACCTCACCGCGGGGTCGCGGTACAGGGACATCCTTCTGCCCACATAGGCCGACGCCTCCGCGCCCCATGCCGCGACGAGGATGCGCCGCACCGTCTTGCTGGGGCGGAACGGCCTGCCAGGGAACTCGACGAGATGGACGTTGACCGGCTGCTCGGCCGAGCCCTTGGTGACCTTCTCGACGGTGACGGTGCGCGGGCCACTGAGGAGGTCCTCTGCGTTGAGCTGATCGGACCTTGGCGCGATCGATTCTGTGAGATCCATCGTCAGGATTCCTTCCCTGCAAGGCGGATCCCTCGGGGATTGTCGCCGTTGTCGTGAAGTCGCTTGTCTGCGCGGTAGGTCATCTCGGCTTCAATGGCGTCCCAGGAACCCCTCGAGCGATAGACCAGCGGGTCGCGCTTCCCCCCGCTCTTGGCGCTTCCAAGGCAGCAGCCTCGGCCGCCCCACCAGACGGTCGGCATCCCGTCCTGGCCGTACTCGACTCGATCGAACTCGGGTAGCTCTTCGTCCGGGATCGAGGCAAGGATGGCCTCGATTGCGGCGCGCGCTGTCTTGACGTCCATCGTCAGACCACCATTTCCATTTCGATGATTCGTTCAGTGAGGGGAAGTCCGACGACCGACTCTTCGTAGAGGCGGATCATCTCGGCGGCGTTCTCCTCGAAGGCGTGGACCGCGGCGGTGATGGCGTCGAACCAGCGTTGATCCGGGTAGACGCGCTTGACCCACAGGTGCATGCCGCCGGAGTAGCTGATGTAGTCGATCCACTTGCGACCGGACACCAGTAGCCCGCACTGCAACTGCGCCATGTTCTCGGCCGGCGGGTGACCGGAGATGACAGTTTCGACCTGCTTCTTCTGCCGGCGTGACTTGACCTCGATCAGTCCGTCATCGCCGACCAGACCGTCGGGTGAGTACCCGATCCGGACGCCGTTGTCGTCGCGGATCATGATCCCGGTTTCCCGGACGGGCGCGAAGTGTTCGGCGTAGATGTCGCGGGCCCGGGGCTCGTCCTCGATGCCACGCAGCATGTCGTCGCTGATGTAGGTCGGATCGGTCCAGTTGGTGATGCGTTCCGCCACGAGAAGCGCTGTGACGCTGCGGGATGTGTCGTTGCTGGCAGTCTCGAACACGATGCTCGAGCGACTGCGACGTGCGACCTCGGCGCGCTCCGAGTGCAGCGTCTTGATCGTCGCGCCAGCCTTCACCTTGCTGCGGCACGGGTCATTGGCCTGCGCGTCACAGGAAGGGCAGTCGTAGTCGATTGCCGACAACGATCGGGTCGCGATGAGGTTGCCGACGACTGATGCTGTGACGATTCCTCGGCGTTGGTCGTGCCACTCGTCCGTGCCTTGCACGAGGCTTGGGAGTTCGGTCAGGGTTGGGCTGCTCATTCGTCGTCCTTGGGGTCGTCGAGGAGCGCTGCGATCTGCTGCAGCTGGTCCCCGGTGAGTTCGATTGCGAGTTCGGTTCGGTCGTCGGCCAGTTGAAGGCGCACGACGCGACCGCTGCGGGGCCAGCCGGCGAGTGTGCCGATCGCGGTTAGTTGGGTGAATCCGTCGCGGATGTCGATCACGCGATCACCACCGGCAACTCGACGGCCTCAACCCGGCAGGGCGTCTCGCCGAGCCAGAGCTGGCCCTCTCGGGCGCCGACGGTGAACGTCCGGCCGAGTGCACCGAGCTCACGGAAGCGGGCACCGGGGGCCAGGAACCAGATCTGCGAGGCGTCCACGATGACGCGGGTTTTTCGGGTCATGACGCACCTCGCTCGATGGCGTTCGCGAGCTGGTGGAACGGGTCAGCCTCGCGGTCGGCCCTGGCCTGCTCGATGCGTTGCTTCTCCTGCTCGATGCGAACCTTGCGGAAGTCCTGCAGGCTGTGGTGCCCGCTCTCGATGCAGGCGGACCCGCACGGCGCCATCCGCACCGAGCTGCAGGTCATGCAGTCCCACACGATCATTGGGTCACCTCAATCTGTCGGTCGATGTGCGCGTCCCGTGCGCGGTCCCACGCGTCAGCCGGATCGGCGAGCGGGTCGAACAGCGCCGGGTCGGTCGGGTTGGTGTAGCGGAGGCTGGCGATCGGGTCGGTCATGCTGCACCGACCAATCCCCACCAAGAGGTGGTGCCGATGGTGACGCCGAGAGTGACCGCCCAGAAGAGGGCGACGGTGCGATCCCACTGCCCGCAGCGGCATTCGCGGCGGAACTCGTCGACAGTCGCGATGATCTGGTCGTCCAGCTGCGCCGTCTCGGGTGCGAAGTCGTATGTGCCGGTGTGGGTCATAGGGGCTCCCCGTTCGCGATCTTGGTAGCCGCCTCGGCAAGCCTGGCGATGAATGTGGCCCGCACTAGTGACGCGTCCTCTTCGTGGACCTGCAGGACGGTTCCGTTCGGTCCGATGCATTCGACGGCGTGCGCGGCGATGGCTTGCGCGAGCTCCCCGCTCTGTTCGATGGCGCTCATGCCGCCACCGCCTCGGCGTCGTCCCACGTCGGCAGCGGCGACTCGGCCGCGAGGCGCGCGAAGATCGGGGTGTCGGACGGCGCGACGGGCGCCAGGACGTCGACCGGAGTGACCGGGCGAGTTCGATTGAAGAGCTTCATCTCAGGCTCCAAAAGTGTGTAGTCGGTCGCGCGATGACCCGGGGGTCTCGCGTCGGGAAGTTGGTGGCCGGCGGTGACGGGGCGCGGTCATCTGGGCCGCGTAACAGGAGCTCCACACACGGTGTGGGCGGGTCCGTCACCGCCGGGGTCTAGGTGGCCTTCAGGCTGCGGCGCAGTGCGAGGTCGCGCACGTCCTGCGCGGCCTTCATGTCGGCCTCGATCTTGCGGGCCTTCGCGAGGTGCACGTCGGCGGCAGCGCGGTGGTAGGCGAGCTTCGCGGCCTGGACCTGGGCGTCAGTGGTGGTCATGCTCGCCTCCGTGAAGTCGTTGCCCCGACGCTCATCTGCTCCTCTTCGCGGAGCCAGCGCTCGAAGGTGTCCGCCTGAACACGGACGCCCGTGTCGCCAGTGCGAACATGGGGGAGTGGGTGGTTCTTGCGGCTGAACAGCCGGTAGACCGAGGTGCGGTTCAGCGACAGCCGCTCGCCGATGTCGACCGCAGTGAGCGCTGGGCGAAGCGCCGAGGTAGTCATGCCGCCTCCGCTCGCCGGATCCGCTTGCGGATCAGGTCGATTCCGCGAGGTGTGATGCGGAGCGTGTAGTGGTTGCACGAGCCCCACGTGTGATTGACGACCGTCTCGCGCGCCTCGAAGTGCAGCGCGAACTCTGCGTAGTAGTCGTACTGCACGTTGCCGCACGCTGCGTGACGAATGAAGATCAGCTTCTCAGCGAGGAGGAAGGCCCGGAGCTCCTTCTCCTTCATGCCGAGGATCTTCGCGGCCTCACCGACAAGTCGACTGCCTGCGTCGGCTGTGAGGTAGGCGTCTGCGAGCTCGGCCTTGGGCGCGAGTTCAGCGACCTTGGCGTCGAGCTTCTTGATCGTGTCGGCCGCCTCGAGCACGGCCCGGGCGAGGAGCTCGGGCCCGGTGAGCGCCGGCACGGCGCCGTAGCTACCGGTCTGCCGGATGGCGGGTAGGACGTCGTGGGTGAGCCACCGCTTGATCGCCTTCGCCTCCGCCTTCCGGCTACGGAGGATGAGCGAGTACATGCCCGGCTCGTTGATGATGGTGCCGAGTTGCTGCCCGCCAAGGGTGTTCAGACTGTGTACGCCCTTCTCGTCCTCGTCGAGACTGGCGAGCGACGAGCGGCTGAGGCCGAGTAGTGCGAGTAGATCGGACGCGACGAACCAAGGCTCGCCGTCGATGTCGAGCACGCGCACGCGCTCGCTCTCGTAGGTGAATGGAACGAGTTCGGTAGAGTGGTTCACGTCTACCTCCTTTCGCATTGGTTGGACATCGGCCGCCGGCAGCTGGTACCTGTTGGCGGCCTTCGCTTCTCATCCGCCCCATGAACGAGTGGGCGGGAATGGGCCTGGTGGCATCGGTCGGCAGCGTTGCCTCCGCCGCATGGAATACGGCAAGTTGGGCACCTTTGAAACCAATGGCAGGTGTATGAGCTGTCGCGCTCACCAGGCTGAATCACGCTATGAAGGTGTGAAAGGACGCGCCACGTGTTGGCGTGGCGTGGAGATTTGGTGCGGTGGCCAGAAGTAGGCCGAGTGCTCCTAGGCGCGGAGCTCTTCAGGGAAGAGGTTGGTGACGGTCGTGCCAGTGAGGCGAGCGATCCGCACTAGGTCCGACCCTGTGATCGGGCGTTCTCCGTGGAGTCGCCTGCGCGATGTGGATCTGGAATGGCCGAGTGCGCGCTGCACCTCTACCTGTGGAATATCTGCGATCCGGAGCTGGAGTCTGACGTGGTTGGAGATGCGGAGGTCGATGTCCTTTCCGCAACTCAGATCTGGCGAGTCGGCTTTCATATCGAGAACTATGCCTCAGAACTGAGTCCTCCGCAACGCGAAATTACAGCCGTGTCATCTGTATCGATTCAGTAACGGACCCGTAAGTTTCTTTTCGCGTAGCCTCAGGTCTGAGCTAAAGTGCTCCGTATGGATACGGATGGACGTACGTTTAAAGCTGACGAAGTACGCGCGGCGATCGCCGGCGAGATTCGAGCTTTGCGTGGACGTCGGGGGATGAGCCAGGCCGAGCTGCGCGAGCGCGCGGGCTTTAGTCGCGCAACCCTGGGGCGGATCGAAGCGGGCGAACGCGATGTCGAGATCACTGAGCTAATGGCTATCGCTTCAGTGCTTGGCGTCACTGCGGCCGGGCTACTTCAGGCCGTTCAGGACTCGCTAGAGGGTAAGCAGCTGTGAAACACGGATGCCAAGTTCGAGCGCACGAAGGAGGAGTTCGGTCGCGGTGATGCCGGTCGACTCAATCGGGATGTCATCGGCTGAGGGAGTGGTGTGCATTAATGGCCCCTTCGAACGTATGTGCGAATCGTTCGGACACTGTAAGCCTTGTCACCGACACCGTAGAGCAAACAGTCGGTTGGGTTACTGGATCGAGACAAAGGGGATGAAATCTTGACCGTCCAGAAGCGTGAGCGTGGCGGGCAAATCCGCTGGGTCGGCCGCTACCGCGGTCCGGACGGCAAGGAGCGCTCGAAGACCTTCGACACCAAGGGTGCCGCCAAGGACTGGGTTGGCGATCGCGAGCAGGAGATGCGGCGCGGCGAGTGGATCGACCCAGACATGGGGCGAGTTACGGTCGGGGAGGTCGCCCAGAGGTGGGAGAAGCTCGCCGGCAAGGAGGGGACCCGGGCGAACCGTCACTACCTCACGCAGCAGCTCGGCAGGCTGGATGGAATTCCCGTAGCGCAACTCCGTACGCCACACATCAATGAGTGGGTGTCAGAGCTGGGCGCCGGTCGGCCGTGGGCAGAGAACCGGCCAGTGACTGTCAGCACTATCCGCACTCTGTGTGCCCAGCTCTCGGGAGCGCTTCATCTAGCCGTCGAAGAGGGGATGATCGCCAAGACTCCGCGGATCCCCCGGCCGCCGAAGCCCCCACAGAGCATCTCTCGATCCGAGCTCGTCACCGTCGGTGAAGTCCGGGCGCTCGCAGAAGCGGCCCGCGATGGGATTAAGGGCGCGAAGCCGGGCAAGGGGGTCCGGGCATCGCCAACCCTGGCGCGGATGATCCTCACCGCCGCGGGCACTGGCCTCCGGCCTGGCGAGCTCGCCGGGTTGCGGGTGCGATCTGTCGACTTCCTCCGACGCGAAGTTGCGGTACTTGAGCAGGCTGGCTTATTGGCGACGGATGGGCGCCGGCCGCTCAAGACCAGGGCGTCGCGCCGAGTCGTGCCGTTTGGCAACGATGTTCTTGACCTGCTGTCCGAGGAGTTGCGTGAGTTCCCCGTTGGCGACCAGTCCGAGAGCGTATTCCGGTCCGCCCGTGGCCTGATGTGGACCGCAGGGACGACATCGAACGCCTTCCTGCGCTTGCGTGAGCACCTCGGCCTGGATTCACACGTGACATTCAAGAGCCTTCGGCACTTCTACGCCTCCACCCTGATCGCAGCCGGTGCGTCGGTGACGATGGTTGCCGAGTATCTGGGCCACGCATCCCCGGCGATCACGCTCGAGGTGTACGCGCATCTGTGGCCCGGAGATGACGACCGAGCGCGGAAGGCTGTCGATGCTGTCGCCCTGTTGTCCGCTGGCGGTGCGGGACCAGTGCGGGACGGGGCCGGTAGGCTGGCACTCGCGTAGCGGGTCGCCGTATGGGCTGACCTGCATGGACGGGATTCAAAACGAGGAGTGCTGGTGGCTGAGTTTATCTACACGATG